GATGGACCTAATGCGTGGAGATAGATTGCGTTCTTGGGCTGACTATGAGATAATTGAAAACGAAACAATAGACTAAAGAAAAGGAAAACAAATGGGAACTAGAAACCTAACAGTAGTAAAAGACTTGCAGGGCACAACTAAGATTGCGCAGTATGGACAATGGGATGGCTACCCAAGCTATTCAGGTATTCAAGCGCTATCATTCCTAAGAGGTAAGACTAATGTCGACAACCTGTTAGCTAAGCTAGATAATGTAGAGTTTGTTAGTGATGAAGAAGTGGACCAGCTGTATAAGCAGTATGAGACTACTGATTGGGAAAACAAAGAGTTTTTGAATGCATACCCTGGTTTGCACAGAGATACTGGCATTTTGATTCTGGGAGTTGTTGCTAACAGTAATGGTGTTATCAAAACTGTAGACAACACAGAGTTTGCTAATGACAGTTTGTTTTGCGAGGGTATCTATGAAGTAGACTTTTCGACTAATAAGTTTACTAGCAACTACAATGACATCGTCGCTGTGTATGATTTAGACAACCTGCCAACGGATGAGGAGTACTTGTCCGCAATGGGAGAGCTAGCGACAGCATAAAGCATGTTGGCCTAGTCTTAATTCCTTTCTACTAGGTCAACCGTCCTGGACATGACGTAAAACTGTCCTCTTTTTGGGCCGACCACATTCTGATCTAAAAAGCAAGTTAAGAAGGCAATTAAGAAAGCCCCAGAAAATAAGCTTGACAAATGTCGTAGGGTGGCCTTATACTGGTCTTACAAATAAACAACCCACAAAAAGAAAGGCAACACATGGCACATTTGCTAGAAACAGTAAACGGAGAAACCGCTTTTGCTTCCTTGCGTGAACCAGCTTGGCATGGTTTGGGCACAGTATTCCAGGAGGAAGTGTCAACAGCTGAAATGCTAAAGAAAGCTAAGCTAAACAATTGGAACGTTAGGCTAGAGGACGTTGAGATTCCTAACCAATTTGAATCAGACAAGAATTATTCTTTTGTGATTCGTGATAACCCATTCATTCTAGGCAACAAGGATGTTCTTGGTGTTGTTGGTGAGCGTTATGTTCCTCTTCAAAACGAGGAGCTATTTGATTTTGCTGACAACCTGCTAGACAATGGCGGACGTTGGGAAACTGCTGGTTCAATCAAGGGTGGGCGTGTTGTATTTGGTGCCCTTGCTCTTGAGCGTGAAACTGTCATTGACCCAAATGGTGTATCAGATAAGGTAAACACTTATCTTCTTGTCAACACATCTCACGACGGGTCTATCGCTATTCAGGCAAGTATCACACCTGTTCGTGTTGTATGTGCTAACACTCTAAACCTTGCTCTTGGACAGCGTGGCAGAAATGGTTCTGTCAAGCAGTCTTTCAAGATTAGACACACACAGACAGCAAGCGGTAAGGTTCAGGTTGCTAGAGAGGCTCTTGGTCTTGCTAACGCTTACATTGATGAGTTTAGCAAAATGGCTAACGAGATGATTCAAAAAGAAGTTAGCAAAAAGAAGTTTGACGAAATCGTTCTTGCTCTCTACCCAAAGCCAAAAGATGAGGCTAAGGGTGCTAACAGTCGTTGGGAAAATAAGATTGACCTAATCAATGACATCTACGTTGGCGATTACAACAATACAATTACTGGCACAGCTTGGGGTGTTGCTAACGCTCTAACTGAAAGACTAGACTGGTATCGTTCAGGTCGCAAGGGCAAGACAGAATCTATTCTTGCTTCTGCTTCTGGGTTTGACCCAATGACCAATGCTGAGAAGAACAGAATCTTCAAGGCTGTTCAGTTGGCAACAGCATAAACCAAAACACCTGAGCATGTGTGAAAACTACTCCCCTTTTTGGGGGCCGACCACATCTAAATAAATTAATAAAATCAAAAAAGTAATTAAGAATGTTCTCCAAAAAATCCCAGAAGTTATTCATAAATGTCGTAGGGTATCCGTATAATATAACCATGAACGTAAAAATGATTGATACAGAAAAAGCTAAAAGTATACTGGGATTGAATAAGGATGAGCAGTGGGTTGCTCCTTCTGTTGTTGTCAATACCCGCAAAGGTCTGGCTCTTGTATGCTATGAGGGTGTAGGCTGGTTTGCTGATGACGAGGGTATCTACAAGATCCTTGTTGGTGATGAGTGGAATGACTGGGTAAGGGACATTACTGAGGAACAATTACTTAGTATTATCTCTAATGAGGAGACTACCCTTCACCAGCTTATTGATCCCTATAATGACAGAACCAGGGCTAACCTAAGTCTCTGGCAAAAGACCATTGAAGGCTATGACCAAAATGTCGTAGGGTCCAACTATAATGTAAGAAAGAGAGAGGTAGCAAATGCGTGAGTTCAAAGTTCAAAGAGAGTACACCAACTGGGAAGAAATTACAGTTGAAGCAGATACACAAGAAGAAGCTCTAGACCTAGCAGAAGATGACGAAAGTCTGTGGGAGTATGCAAGAGATGTTAGTACATACAACTACACTGGAGAGCATTGGGTAGGAGAAGCAGATGAGTAAGCACATTCATTATTTTAGTTATGGTGCATGTATTCATTGTGGCAAGGTAGTAAATAAAGGATTAGGCGTAGACCTATACAAAGGAAAGGTAATGTAATGCACGTATTGCAATACATAGCTGTAGAAGCTGAAAATGATGACGAAGCCATGCACCTTGTTGAGGGCAGGCTACAAGATGAAATGGGTGGACAAGAACAATACCTATCTTGGTATGACTGGTTTGTTGTTGGTGGGGGTAGATTCGTAGACGGAGACCCATACGAATCATCTCCTAATTATATTATCTCTTATGAAAAAGAACCAGAGAAGTATAGAGAGACTATTGCTGACGTGTTTAGTAATCGTAAGGATGAGTTCAATGGCTACCGTGAAATGTATGACAGAAAAGAAATTGACCTAAATGCTAAGTTAGATAATTATTCTGGCAATATGCAGTATGATATGGAGCTATACCCCCTTGCTAAGATGATTGATATGATTCAGGGTAAGTGGGATTACAATTCCTATTTTATTGACATTCAACATGACAGTACCAATCCAGAACACATGTTTGATAAGATTGACAAAGGCAACAAGAACTGGTATCTAGTGCCTGTGGACTTTCATTTCTAATCATGGATATAGATACAAGATACGTGTCTGGCGATTTGGCTAAGGACGTACAGTTCCTAAGAGATAATCTTAGTACTAGTGATGTAAATATGATAAAGGCTCAACTGGACTTGATAATGTCAGTGGGTAGTGGTAAACTTGAGGTACAGAAAGAGGAGACCCCTAATGGACTATAAAGAGTATCAAGGTTGGAACGAGTGGGAAACCAAGTTCAAGCCTATCAAGAATCATCTCAGCCCTGACCCTGATGAGACTATGTTTGAAACCTATGGTGAGGAAGTAGACTTTGTTGCCAACTATGACAACAAGTATGTCTGGACTTACTTACAGGGAGACATGTCTGATTTGCTTTGTGCTGGGTATCACTATGTAAATAGGATTGGATACTACATTTCATCTGTACCGTGGGAAAACGAAAATGACTACGTCTTGCTATCAGTAGAGGAAGAATGCGAATGCTACCTAGAAGATGGCTATGAAGATGGCGGATACGGTAAACCTGATTGTCCTGAATGCGAAGGGTCTGGAATGATAACGAGGTACGTAGATTGAGAAACAAGAATAAGTTTAGAACTCAGATAGTTTATGACCTAAACATCTACCAGCTGGAACAGTTGGATGCAGATGGAGAGTACAGGCACATGGGACCCTGGTATATCCATGTCTACGAATATGAAAACAGCAATATCGAAGAAGTGTCCGCTCCTATAGAGTTGACAATCGATGAATATAATAGTCTTATCAGAGATGACCCTTACTTTGATGAGCCAGACCTATGGTATGGTTTAGAGGGTTTCATGTTTGAGAAGTGGGACGCATTGTCTGATCGTCTGAAGATGGTCTTTGAATGCCTACCGAAATATAAGGAGGATGCTCCATTTTGATACTTGACAAAATAGCATTGTTCCTGTACAATAAAATAGCAACACCTATAACAATAAACAATAAACAGAAAGAAGAGAAAGAAATGGCAGTATTCCCAAAGGCAAAGAAGGCACAGCCAAAGCGTCTAACTAAGGCAACTAAGAAGTTCCTATCACAGGGCCCAGTAGTTCCTTACCTAGAAGTTTGGAACACACGCTACGGAACATCAGAGCGTATTGTCTACCGTCAGAATGGTAAGTTCATTGACTCAGTCTCCCTAAGCTCATTGCGTAGGGGTACTAAGGTAGCATAACTAAGCTTGGTGGGTAGAGCTTGCTCCCTGCCAACACGTGGAGGGGTAAGGGGTTGCCTGCTTCACAAAACAGGGGGAGGCACAGGTTGTTATACCTTTCTTGCTTGTGCTTCCCCCAACTTTTTGATACAATAGGAATCTATAACTGAATAGGAGATGATGTGGCAAGAGGTCGCAGACTGCCAATAAGCAAAGAGGAAAAGGTCGCTGTCAAGCTTTCAGACATTGTGAACGATTACACTTTAGACATAGAAGAAGTTGGAAAGAGTTTCGCAAGGGTAGCACCATTGGTATCATACAACAGAGTTGTAGAAATAGTAGAAGTAGCAGAATTAGAAAAAGAGGGTAAACTAAATGAATTCAACAAGCTATACTAACAAATGTGAGATACTCGCTGACCTATGGCTAAACTATAGAGCAGACGAAGAGTTTCAGGATTTCGTAGAATACAATGACTTAGGTTTGCCACTTGCTTATCTTATTGCGAGCAACATTGTAAAGTCCACACCTGCCGCAAAAACATTTGTTGAGGAAACATTTGATTTGCTACTAGCAGCTATGGAAGTTGAAGATACTGGGTTTGAGAATATGGACGACCTTCTAGGAGTCAAAGCGTAGCAGTAACAAGGCTGGTCCCTTAACGGGGATCGCTTTGGGGCCGACCACCCTCGCATTATACCAAACCATTCTAATTTTGTCAATAGACATTAAGAAGGCTTTTCAAAAAATCGCTGGAAGTTTTGGGGTATTTGTCCAAACCCCTATATCTATCAAACCCCTTTATACAAATACATTTCAAAAAAGACATTACGAACGACTTCAAAAAAATCACTGAACGTTTTTGAGGTATATAGTACTATAGGGGTTTGTTATTATCATGGTTTGAATAGATCCCCTGGAATTTTTGGCGGCGCAGCCGCAGGCCCAAAGGGCCAGGGTATTACGAAATGATACCAAAATCCCCTAGTATAAATAATAACAAATAACCCCTATGTTCTGATATAAAACCCCATAGTTTATATAAATTTATATCCAGTTTTGATCAAAAACCCCTATGTTTTTATATGGGGTTTGACATCATATTGGGGCTATTGGGGTTTGTAGGAAAGCTAGAAAATGGGGTTTGATATAAGAATTTAGGTTTTCACTATTGACAAATGGGGTTTGGTATGGTAAGATGGGATTACGGCCCTAAGTACGGAAGGGTTCCATTCTCCACTATCATCCATTTCAAACCACTTCTACTCCATAACTAAAATTATTCAGTAAGATCTATATGTGGATAAACCTGTGTATAAACCCTTATATCTGTGGATAACTATCAAACCCTGTGGATAATTTTGCGGGGTATCAGAAGTATCTTGATGTGGGGTTATTTGGGGATATGGGGCTATGGGGCTATCCCAAAAACAATGGTTTGTTATTACTAGGGGTTATGTCTTATACTAGGGATTACGAAGGCTTTGCCTGATACCCTGGAAATTTGCTACAATAGACTATGGCCATTCTTGTTGATATTAATGGGACAGTTGCTTCTGAAGGCAAACCTATCCAAACCACAATAGACTATCTTAAAACCCTATCTGAGGATATATACTTCATATCTGGATCTCATGAATCTTTGAGAAAAAGATATAAGGCGCTTCTTAAAAGATTTGGTTTGAACTATGTGGAGATTATTCTAAACCCTGTTGATGACAACAAGGACTATCAGTTTAAATTGGCTATGGCTCAAACCATACCTAATTTGACCTTAGCAATTGATAACAACCCTAAGGTATTATCCTTATATAGGTCAGTTGGTATAGTGGCTATTAGTCCTTTAGATTTGGATACCCTGGAAAACTAAAACGTGTCGTCATCGTCATCAAGTATTACGACAGGGGTGATCATTTCCTTGATACGATTAAACATTACTACCTCTCCACCCTTACCAGATTCCAAAGCCCACTCAATGTGCATATCTAGGATAGTCTGGATTCGTTCTTGCTCAGCCTGTGATCCTTCTTGAAAGGATGGTTCTGAGCTTTCCATGATGCCATCGTTAAACCCTGTGTTATATCCTAGGAAGTATTGTTTTACACCATACTTCTCAATTTTCTTGGTTATTTTCTTTATGTTCATAAAGCAATTATACTAGGGATGTTAGAGTATGTCAACCACTTGTGGTTGTGGGATTCTCCTATTTACCGCCGAACTTTTCGCCCGAACTTTAACTAACAAATACTGAGGCTGTTGAAGCAAGGTTGCCTGGCTCATCAAAACTTTCTCCTACTGGATATGTAGTTGAAGTTTCTCCTCTTTGGAATCCATTATAGCCTGCGTCAAAAATTGTCTGAGCCATATTTAAGGTTAAGACAGATGTTGAAGGATTGTAGCTGGCTGATCCAACGTATGCAGAATAGTAAAGCTGTACTTGGTAAATACCGTAAGGGGCATTAATAATTGTATTAGCATCAGCTTGGCTTACATTTTCAATATGGATTGTCTGATTGTTACTTGTCCACCAAGAAGTAGTTGGCTGAATTAGTGTTGTTGGTGGAACCCAATATTGAATGTTGTATTCCACATTACTGCCAGATGCCACAATCGAGTATGCAGACGGTGTGGTATTCCAAACTTTATCGAAAAGTTCTGTAGATGGGTTGGGGCTATAAACGTTTGTTAGGTAGACTCCAAAAACAGGATTTAGTCCTGCGCCTTGTAGTGAAGCAATAGCGTCTTGTTCTGAATACCCTAGAAGGTCTGGAATCTGTGCCCCCAGCTCCCAAGTTCCACCAAAGGTTGCTTGTCCAGGTGGGCTATACGATGCTGTAAGAAGCAAGGCAGTGCCTGGAACTCCATTTACAATAACATTGGCAAAATCGTGAACGGTGTAGCCCTGATTGTTAGCATAAGCATGAGATGAATCAGTTATAAATAATGGGTAGCCTTGGTAGAAGACATCGTATCTACCTTCAAGATATAGGACTGCCTGATCTTGATCGTAACTTATTGGGTTAGGCCACCAAAAATCATCATCATCAGTGCCACCAATTTTATATATTTGCCCAGTATTTTCTGATGATACATCAATTAAATCTATAGAAACTGTTCCGCCAATGTCTGTAGTTCTGACAGACCACATTCCATTGATAGTTCCGCTACCGCCAACTGCATTGGCAATGGAATAGCCAGAACCACCACTAGATCCATTAGGATCCAAGTAAAGATCCAAATATGTTATACCAGGACTGGTCGGCCCAGTTGCGCTAGCATATCCAATAAGATATTCTCCTTCAAAGCTGCCTGCTGGGAATGTTCCTCCACCAGTTACGTTTTCAATAACTATTTTATAAAGTTCTGGATTGGCTATAATGTCTGCCCACTCTGGATCTTGGTCTGGGTATGAGCCTGATAGGATTCTAATGTATGATTGTCCCTCAGCAAACTCCAATGCCCCCCAGTTACCAGTAGGTCCGTAGTAAGGTAATGCACCAAGATATTCATATACTACAAAAGTTACACCTGAGCCCTGAGGTACTTCAGTTCCAGCTGCTGGAACCTGTTCTTTTACAGACCCAGAATTAGAACTGGTTGCCCCATCAGTGCTTGTGTACACAGTATCAACGACTAGGCCAGCGTTGCTTATTGCGGCCTCTGCCTGCTGTTGAGTAAGACCAACAATGTTTGGAACGGTGGCTAGATCTGGCTCTACATAATCAAATAAATAATAAACAACTGTGGTTCCAGGATTTACCAAAGTACCAGCACTAATTGATTGAGAAGCTACTGTGTTATCATTTTGTTCTGTCGCACCTATAGTTGTTGGCGGAGTTTCTCCCCAATTCAAACCAATACTAATAAGAAGATTTTGGGCTGCAGAGCTAGAAAGGCCAATAAGATTTGGAACAGCTACTAGATTTGATACATAATCAAATACTGCATACGCAACTGTGCTTCCAGCATTTACAAGAGTGCCCGCATTGGGTGATTGTGAGGCAACAGTGCCATCATTACCCTCAGTTGCCCCGCTAGTTCTTGTGCTTGAATTAGCAACAAGGCCAACATTCTCAAGTGCTTGTAGTGCTTCTGAGGCGGTAAGGCCAATTAGATTTGGAACAACAACACCTTCTGCAGGGCTTCCAATGACTCCACGACCATAGGTCCAGGCACTGGCTCCGCCACCCATTTCTTCTCTAGAGCCACCATAAGGAGGCAGGACGGTTTGTTTAATTTCCATGGTAATATTATATCATCTTTTATAAACCTGTAATTGCTCATGGTATACTTGTAACATAGTTTATTAGTAGGTAGCAGATAGGAACAAATTGGCTCAAGTATCGTCTTTGTGGATTGGCAAACCTCTTTCAAGAGCTCACCATATAGCTTTGATGTCTTTTGTACATTATGGTCATTCGTTAAAGCTTTATGTTTATGATATGGACTTAAAGGTACCCCCAGGAATTGTAAAAGTAGATGCTAACGAAATTGTGCCAGAAGCTGATGTTTTTCTTCACTATGGAAAGCTAACGGCATTTTCAGATTACTTTAGATATGAGATGATCTTAAAAACAAATGAGGTCTGGGCAGATGTTGATACTATTTGTTTATCGGAATACTTTTTTGATGATAAAGAGTATGTTTTTATAGAAGAGGCTTCTGGAGTTTACGCAGGTGGCGTATTAAAAATGCCATCAGATAGTGAATTGTCTATCTTTTTACATGAGCAGGCAGATAGGCTGAGGTTTGAAAATGCAAAAGAAACAGACGTTGTTTTCCACAAAGATTTTGATTGGGCAAGTTGGAGCTACATTGGCCCAACATTATTAACAAAAGCCGTAAGTAAGCTTTCTCTTCAAAAACATGCTCAGCCAGCATTGGTAATAAATGGGCTTGACCTATCTACTGAAAGGCCATATGATTTATTTTGGAACCCAGATTATAGAGATATGATGCTTAAAAGACTGCCCTCATCAGTGTCTCTGACATTTTTTAATTCTGTTTTAGACCAGTATAATCTTGATAAAAATACCATACCAGAAGGATCTTTGATGTGGGAGTTTGAAAAAAAGTTTTTAAAGGCATAACGGCATAAAAGTTTTAATGGTATAATCGTTTTATGGGCAGTATTGGGATAATAATCTTAGCAACAAACAAATATTTTGCATTGGGCCTAAGGCTTATGCATAGAATTAAGCATTTTTATAAGGGGAGCTCAAACATATATTTTCATTTTTTTTCTGACAAGGATCCCCACGAGTATATTGGCTTAAAAAACATAGTTTATCACAAAGTTCCGTCAGCAAGCTGGTATGAAACAGTTCTCTTTAAGTTTAATGTAATAAAAGAGGTTGCGGAGAATGAAAACTATGATTATTTTGTTTATGTTGATGCAGATTCAAACCTTTATAACGACTTCAAAGACGAAGATTTTGTTTCCAAAAGCTTTATACTTAAGCACTTTTTGACTGGTGTTAAAAATCACTATGAGCAAAATGAACTTTCTTCTGCGTATATAAACCCAAGTGAGTACCCAGAATTTTACTATCATTCCTGTTATTTTGGAGGAAGTAAGAAAAACATTTTGGAGCTAACAAAAACATCAATTGATCTTTCTGAGCAAGATGCAAAGAAGGGCATAACCGCATACGCAGAAGATGAGTCTTACATTAATAAGTATTTTTCTATAAATCCGCCAGAAAAAATATTTGATTTTGAAAACAGCAGTTTCCCATTTATAGGAGATAAGGGAATTTTGGCAAACGATTGGGGAAAGCATATAGAAGTTTTGTTTACAGAGAAAGAATATCAAGATATGTTAGCCAAAATAAAAACATTAAGAGATAAAAATATTTTGTGGGACATCAAAAATTCGAGGGTAGTCTAGTGGCTCAGGTATCTTCTTTATGGGTTGGGCAGCCTCTTTCTCGTGCGCACAAGGTGGCCCTAAAATCTTTTGTTTATTTTGGACACTCTATAAAACTTTATGTGTACGACATGGATTTAAAAGTTCCTGCAGGAGTTGTAAAGGCAGACGCTAATGAAATTGTTCCAGAGTCTGATATCTTTATTCATTACGGAAAATTAGCATCATTTGCAGATTATTTTAGATACAAGATGATTGCTAAAACTGGGGAAATGTGGGTAGATGCAGATACAATATGTCTATCAACATACTTTTTTGAAGACAAGGAATATGTTTTTATAGAAGAAAAACCAAATTTTTATGCCCAAGGAATATTAAAAATGCCACCTGATAGTGATTTATCTAAATTTTTAAATGAGGCTGCTTCAGAATTAAAGCTTCAAAATATAGTGGAAGCAAAAACTGGCGAGTTTAATCCTGAAACCTGGATATATTTAGGCCCTAAACTGCTTACAGAGGCAGTGCACAAGTTTTCTTTAGAAAAATACGGCCAGCCATTTTTAGTTGTAAATGGACTTGATTTATCAGTTACTGGAGAAAGTCCTCATGATCTGCTTTGGAATCCAAAAAATACAAATAAGATGCTTAAAAGACTTAAATCTTCAATATCGTTAACATTCTTTAACTCTGCTTTGGAGTTTGATGGACTTGGCCAGCACAAAAATAATCTAACAAGAGGATCTTTAATGTGGAGACTCGAAAGAAGATTTTTTAGAGAAGCTCATTAACAAAGCTTTAGTCTACTAAAATTTCTTGTAAAGTTGTAGCAATATCTATTTCTTTCAAATCATTGTCAGTTAACCCCTCTGCATGGAGGCTTGCCATTTTAGCCACTTTTCTTCCTTCCAAATGGGTCTTGCCTGTATATTGAGACTAGAGAGTAGATCATAGCACTTAAGTATGCTAGCATTACAACTGCCCCAAAAATATCGTACATCACATTTAAATTATACAACATTGCTAGCTTTGAGTCAATGGTGTATAATATATTTATGACAGAATTAGAGCAGGCCTACCAAGAGGCAGTTGAGGCTGAAAAAGCCAGAATTATTGAAATTATTAGAAACTTTGAGGTTGCCGATATGCAACATCCTGAAACCTCAAATACAATTCAGTTTCCTAATGAAGATCTCATTTCAGCCATCAATGGCGAATAGCAATAAAATTCTTGACAAATCCAAAGCTTTTTGATATTATCTTTATATGAATTTTCAAGCAGAGTCTAAAAAGTCTGGCGATGAGTTTGAAGACATGGTCTTAGAAGATCTAGAAAACTCTGGATACAAAGACATAAAGAAACACATCATTCTAAAAGATCTTGGCATTGAGGTTGATTTTGCATATAGAACAAGTAGCTCCCAGGTCTATGTGGAGGCCAAGGGTGGAGAGGCTGGGGAAAAGAAAAGGCCTGGAGCAAAAAGAACTGATAATGTTAAAAAAGCTATAGCAAATGGAGCATTGATAAAGTCAGAGTATCCAGATATTAAATATATTGTTTACTTTTCAGACCTGCCAAAATTTGGAAGCTCTTCCCACAAAATGATGAAGAAGGCTATCGTTGCTGGATATGTTGATGCCTTTAAATATCTTATTAAGATGTAGGATATTGTTTTAACCACTTACGAGTATTTTCTGTAATACCGTTCCAGGCTGACCAGTTCTTTCCACCATTAGACATAAAGAATGCTATCTCAGCATTACGAACAGGATTAAATAAGTCGCTGTTCTTTTCAAGATCAAATTGTTTTAGCCTGGCTGGTCCAAGACTGCCAATCATATTAATTTGAAATAGTCCATAAGAGTTGTCTCCTGTATCAGGATTATTATTGTGAGATCTTGGTCTACCAGTTGATTCTTTCATTGCCGTGGCCCATGCGATCTTTAATGCCTCACCACGAAAACCAACGTCATGCAGAAGCTGCTTTAGCTCTCTTGGCTTTAACTGTTCATTCTTTTTATAAGTTTTTTCAGCTAACGTTGAATTTATTTTATTAACAAGTTTAGACTCTAAAGACTTTTCTAATCTTATGGCTTCATGCGTATAGTAATAGTCATCAGGTAGGGCTTTGCGATCATCAAAACCGCTAAACGTTAGGCCAATGGCCAAAATTAAAACCCCAGTAGATATCTTTTCTACATGATATTTCATAAAACTCCTAGTATTTTACCTTAATTATACAGTCTGGAACAATAAAAATCAACTAAATTTGGTATAATATAATCATGAGCAAAACACGGTTTAGAATAATGCCATCAGAAACCTATGTTGTGAAGGTTGGAAATCACAATGAGGAGATTATGGGTGATGACATCTTGGCAATTTTAGAGGCCGCATTTGATGAGGCGGCAGAAATTGAAGCTATGACTGACGTTCTTGAGAAGATGGAAGAAGTTCGGGACTAAAAGCTTCCTGGCATCCATAGCAATAATACTTAGGCTTATTTTCTTTAAACTTACCACCAAGAGCAACACCCTCGTTTTTTGCTAGGGCAACTAAAGCACTGCCTGGAGTACCGTAAATAACATTAACTAACTCATGATAACAAAATGGACATTCGTTCATACTTTAATTATATCAGACTTGATTTTTTTACGTTTTAGCTGTAAAATATTAATAAAGGAGAAGCATGAGTAGACAAGAAAAGCGTAAAGCTGAGCGTCAAGCAAACAGTATTATTAAAAATGCCAAGTCAGATATGGTTAAATGGGTTCAGGATATTGGGTATGTCCCAACAGAAACAGAAGCAAAAGCCTGGCAAGAGGGCTATCTGGCTGGCATAAACAGAATGAACAAGTACAAAGAAGAGGCAAAGTAGTGCAAACCTTTGTTCCAATTGCAAGCGTTAACTTTTCTGACATTGCAAAAGTTTTAGATAATAAAAGATTAAATAAGCAAGCCTTAGAGGGCTGGCAAATTATGATGAATCTTTTAAATCTTGATCCTAATGGAAACTATAGAGTTTCTAAAGGTTGGTCTAACCATCCCGCAGTAAAAATGTGGAGAGGTCATGAGCAAGCGCTTTACGAATACATTGCAGCCATGACTGATGAGTGGGTTTCTCGTGGCTACAAGACAACAATTAAAGATAAAGCCGAAGAAACATTAAGAGTCGCCATCGGTCGCAACCTCGTTACAAAAACGAATGGCTTGCCAGAATGGATTACACAGTTTGACAAATATCAGCAGATTGCAAAAAGTCATAGAATAGCTTTGTTATCTAAAGAATATGAATGGTATAGCCAGTTTGATTGGCAAGAGGATATTGGTAGAGCACCTGACTCCTATGACTATGTTTGGCCAGTATAAAAACTGGTATAATTGTTTGATGGAATACCCCGACGAAATTAATTACGATATTTCAAAATATACAGAGGGCATTGATCCAACAATTATAGAAATGGTCAGACTTGCTGAGAGGGTAAAAATATTTTCAAAAATTAGAAATCTAATTTACGAAAAAGAATATGAAAAAGATTATGACAGCGCAGACATTTTGGGCTGGGCATACGACAAGCTTGCAGATTAGCTTTTAATTTGCTATAATTTTACAAAGGAGATCAAATGACAATTGTGTATACAAAACCAGCTTGCGTACAGTGTGAGCAGACAAAGAAGTTGTTAGACAAAAATGGGGTGAAGTATACAACAATAGACATTACCCAGGACAAAGAGGCCTACGATAAGGTTGTTGCCATGGGCTTTATGTCTGCCCCAGTTGTTATCTCTGGAGACGACAGCTGGGCGGGATTCCAGCCAGACAAAATAAATTCAATTGCTGCTTGACTTTCATATTATTTTTGTGTAAAATATAACCATAAGGGTAGATGGGAAAAATATGCTAAAGCCGTTACAGGATAAGATTATCCTACAGGTAGAAAAAGAAACAGAGAAGAAGTCATCTGCTGGTTTGATTATTCAGACTATGCAAGAGGAAAAACCACAAGAGGCAATTGTAATTGCTGTGGGTCCAGGAATAACCTTTGGAGATGGCACAAAACTAACTCCAGATCTTAGTGTTGGAGACAAGGTGGTATTTTCTAAATACCAGGGTACAGAGGTTAGTCATGACGGACAAGATTATATTATTATTTCATATCGTGACATTGTGGCGGTGATTTCTTAATGGATGAGCATGGACATGACCACGAAGAAACTGGACACGAAACTGTAGAGGTTGTTTCAACAGTTATAGATCCAAACCCCATTGCAGAAGTTGTGCATGAAGACCATAGCCACTCTGGACTGGACGGTTTGCTTGAGGTAGTCTTTGGATTTGAGCATGTTGTGGCAGAGTTTTTCTGGAATGCTGTATTTATTTTGGCAACATTTTTGGTTACAAAGGCGGTAGCGCTCAGAAAGATTCACAAGTATGTTGACGACAAGCATGGCATTGAGCATGACAGGGATCAGTATTAGTTTTTTATGAATGATTTTGAGCAAGAAATAGCCAATATTAATAAAAAGCTAGATAGTCTTGAACTTGAGATTGCGATGAGTCAAGAAGCCCTAGAATCTATAGAGATAAGATTAAGACTGCTTAATGCTGAGCTGGACTTTGAGGCTGAGGGACGTTAGCCAAGCTGGTCAAGGCACCGTGCTCATAACACGAAGATCGTCAGTTCAACTCTGACACGTCCCACGATGTTCAATTTTTATGGTATAATTGAACCATGAGACACAAAGATAAAATTTTAAAATTAAGGGCTGAGGGAAAGTCATATAGGCAAATACAGGACATTGTAGGCTGTTCAAAAGGGACTATAGCCTATCATCTAGGCAATGGTCAAAAACAAAAAACTCTTGAGCGTAGCAATATTATGAAGGCTAAAAGACGAAGAGAGACTTGGAAAATTAAAGAAGATTCTGGATGTTTTGACTGTAAGGAAAAGTATCCACATTATGTTTTAGAATTTGATCACTTGCCAGAATTTGAAAAATTTGGAAGTGTATCGGAAATATATTCAAGATCTGGCAGAGAAGCAGGACTAAGAGAAGCAGAAAAATGCGATATTGTTTGTGCCAACTGTCATAAAATTAGAACATATAATAGGGCGCAGCAAGGAATAAAGCAAATGCCCACAACTCATAGGCTATAATTTTAATGTAAGGATATGAAAATATAATGATTACCTATGAAATGTCTAGAAAACAGATAGAAGACATTGGGCAGCTTGGTGCAACAGGCTTGGATTCTGCAAAAATATTAAATGATTTTGTTTTATATACAGACAAAAATGAAAAATCAGTTGGACAGTGGCTGGCTAATTATGGCTTTTGGGAATCTTGGATTACGTCGTGGATGACCAGAAATATAAAGCCTGGGGATGTTTGTGTTGACATTGGTGCTAATTATGGATATTATACACGCATCATGGAAAGACTTGCAACTAGGTCTGGCCTAGTATATGCGTTTGAACCAAACCCATCGCTATGCAGAGGCATAGAAAATTCAATTAAAGACTATCCAATGTATGATGGTGCAGAGATAAAAATATATGATATTGCAGTAGCTGATACAAATGGATTATTGACTCTTTATATTCCGCCACTTTTTATTGGTGGATCAACTATTATTGAGGACAAAAGTTTGCTTCCATCCAGGATAGCAAGCGAAAACTGGACTGAAACAATCGAAGTAAAGGCTAGCAGGCTTGATGATGTTTTAGGTTTTATTGAGCATGTAAATATTATAAAAATTGACATTGAAGGTGCAGAAGCAATTGCTTGGAAAGGAATGCAATCTATAATTGAAAAAACGGATGTCATTATTATAGAATTGAGCCAAGAACTACCAAAAGACTTTATTGATGAGCTATTTAATAAATTTAGCATTAGCTTTGTAGACTATGATAGCTATGAAAAACCCATAACCAGAAAAGATTTTGATGATTTTGATGAATTAATTATGGCAGTATTAAGAAAAAAATAAGGATAAGGCCCTAGTATTTTAGCAATAGGGCAAATTGGGTTTTCATTAGACCCAGGAATAAGGTATAATAGAAACACTATGACAAACATTAATTATGACGCAAACACTGGAAACTATACCAGAGAAAAAGTTATATCTGAGGCCATTGAGGCTGTTGAGTCAGCTAAAAAGCCTAAAAGAACCAAATCTGTTACTCAAATAGTTAAGACAAACGTTAAAGACAAAAAATCTTTAATGTATGAAAAACAAGAAGCAAAGCGAGCGCCTAAGGTTCAAATTGATCAAAAACTAGTCCTTTGGTCTTGGATTATTGGTATTGGGATTGCGTTTGTTTCCTCTGCAATTGTTTCTTTTAATGGCATTACCTCTGTTGCATTTTTTGTAGGATTATCTCAGGACTGGATGGCTGGACTATTCTTCTTCTTTATTGAACTTATGTACTTGCTTTATTTAATTGCCTATCTTGTTCTTGGATCTCGCATAGATGAAGATGGCAATCCAGAAAAGACTCGTGGAGCACTATGGGGCATGATTGCATTTGGCGGTATTGCAGTTCTTGCTAATGCCTTTCATACCCTGGACTTTTGGGAATTTAACTGGCTAAGCCCTCAAATGTGGGCTGGCGTTATTCTAAGCATATCTGCTCCTATTGCTATTATTAGTGCATCTAAGATGGCATCTAGGGTTGTATTCGCCAAAGCTATTAGGATGTAAGGCTATGTACAAAACCATTAACCTAAAAGAAGTACAGATTTATTTAATTAATTTAGAAGAGGATCATGAAAGACGAAATGCAATATATGAATGGTGTTCTAGATTAGGATTTTTAAATCCAATAATTGTTCCAGGAATAAGATCAACCCCACACTCTATTGGCCTATCTGAAGCACACCGCAATGCTATTGAATTAGGAATAGAAAGCAGGAAGCCATTTATTGTAATGGAGGATGACGCTTTTCCAAACTACGAAGATGAGTCTTATATAATTACAATACCTGAAGATGCTGAGGCAGTGTATCTTGGAGCTTCTAGGTATGGGGTAGACTATGATAATCCACATACTCACAAAGATCCTGGAGCATTGTTTCATCAAGTTAATCCAGATGAGCTAATTTTTAGAGTGTTTAATACTTTAACAACACATGCAATATTATATATTGATAAAGAATATTCTTTGTCAGCAATGGATGTGGCCTTAAAATCTTTTACTACAGACGTCAGACCTGTAGACCTAGCTTTTGCCAGCTATCTATTACAAAACCATAAAGTTTATTTTTTAAAGCCATTTTTTTATCAAAATGATCCTAAAAAAATAGAACAGTCAGAGTCTACAAAAAACGTAAATCCCAGGGATCACCTAAAATAATTTTAAAAAATTTCGTATTTTGATGGATTGGAAAATTTATTTTTTAAAATTTTATTATATACATCCTCAAATGATTCATCCTCTGTAGATATAAAATACTTATCTTCAGCCAATAGATCGTAAGAAAGCTTGCTTAATGGGTTTTTGCTGCCATAAACCTTTACATCTTTTGTAAGCGTTCCGCCAATATTATTTATGTTTCCATATGCAGATCTAGGGAAGTATGCCTTTTTTATAGATCGCTTTAGCTTATCCTTATTCATAGGCATTGGCAAATGAATATCATAATCTAAAGGATCTTTAATGCCCTGGCGTTGCAAGCTGCCATATGTTTTTGATAAAAGAGTTACATAGTGCCTTGAACCTGCATCAATATATCTGTCAATTTTATCTTTTAAAAGACCGCCATGATAAACTGGTGGAACGCCTACATCATTTAAAAAGAAAAAGTCATCATTCATCAAAACAAAATCATCCGATATTGCCCCAATGTCTGTAATTGCTTTTGTACAATTAATTATATTGTTAAACTTAGTAGATGTATTTGGAACACTAACAAAGTTTCCACGATACCAGTCTGGCTTATGTCCAATCAGCCATACATTCTTACAGGACGTATGAGCCACAACAGATCTAATTGAATAGCGCAATTCTTCATTATCGCCAGCTCTGCATATGTAGACATAGTCCATAGTTTATTGTATCATTTTATAGGGTTAAAAGCAATTGGCAAAAGAAAAGCCAGGAGGGTCTCTCCTGGCCATCTTTTTGTCTTAAAGCTTACTTCTTTTTTGCAGGCTTCTTTGCTACTGGCTTCTTGGCTGGAGCCTTCCTAGAGGCCTCTGAGAGCTTCTTAGATACCTCTTTGGCTGCCACCTGGGCAACAAGACCAAACGCTGGATCCTTCTTATTTACATAGCGAATAAGCGTTGGTACTGCAGCTGCCCATAGACCATTGGCAACGGTTAGCCATTCTGAAACACCAAAGTCTAGAGGAGATGCTACCCCTGAGCTTGCCATGGTGGTTGTGATTAGCGCTAGTGCAACACCTAGCAGGTTGCGTAGATATGAATCTAGCATTGCCTTTACATTTGCATTCATTTATTATTCTCCTTATTATCTTGTGGCATAATCGTCTTTAGATCTTCATACGCCTCGCTAATTTCCTTAGCAAGTATTGAGTGTGGACCCTGAACGGCAGTGCCATAAGTGTTGTAGTAGTTAAGCTGTGGCTCAACTCTATTAGCAAAAGCGACCAGCTTTTCTTGGACATCTTCAATGTAGGCATATGCTGAATCTCTTGAATTATTCAAGAACTTTACATATGATTCATTGGCAATTTCCTCACGATTACTTAATCGCTTTTCTAATTCTTTTCTTTTGTTTTTAGAAATAATGAGTAATGTCATCAAAATAATACCCACAAAAGACAATAGCCCTATTATTCCAAAATAAATATATAATTGATAATTATCCATTTTTCTCTCCTAAAGCTTTTCTAACAACAAGCACAACCGCACCGTTGTCTTCTAGAGCATGCTTAACTCTAAAAACATATTCAATTGCTTTTCTTTTTTCTTCATCTGAAAGAGTTACAAAATTTTTCTCATCAAGTCTGATTGATATAAAGTTTTCATTATCGATCAACTCAATTCCAGAAAATCCTTTTGGAGGCACTACAGAATGAAACGCCCTCTTCATTGCATCAGTGTACATTTTCATCCTCTTTCCAATGCAAGTAGGACTTAATGTATACCGCAGCATATGCAATAGCTGAAACAATAAATCCATACTGTTCTGTTACTACGGCATAAACAACCCAAACCACTTCATTAAATAAAAGCACAAACCAACCCCAAAGGGTTTTCTTACCAACAAAGTATATTCCAGCTACACCAATGATAGCCAAAACCCATGACCATAGTTCCATTATTCCTGCTCCATTGTTAGTGCCTGCCAGGTATTGCCCCAGTCCTGCTTTGTCTTGTGTCTATTAAATTCTCTAGAGATGTCGCCTTGTTCAAAATAAATGCCTCCCCAAACACCAGTTTCTTTTCCAGAAACACCTGCAGAAAAGCACATCTTTCTCACTGGACACCCCATACAAATTTTATCTATTAAAGATCTTGACTCAACGTCTTCTTCATATGTGTCAAAAAAATCATTTGTATCTTCTCCAAGACAAGCAGCCCTATCTTTCCAGTTATTGTTCTGCATGCCTTACTCCGCATATTTACTAGGTATTCTCCATCCATCTTGGTCTACGACGAAAATGCTTTTTATATACCAAACTCCGTTAATCCTAGCTCCGTTTGACTTAAACATTGCTCCTGGATTTCTAATGAGCTCCACTACATTCCATCCATCCCATGACAAGGACTTATTACGAGAGACGATTTTTTCCATCTTCTCTAATGTTTTGATTTGTTTCATGTTTACCTCTTTATGTTGAGTGTTTTTATTTGACATCAGTACCTGAACAATCCAACTTCAACACCAGCTAGCTCTGCCTGAGCTACTAGTTTTGAGTTATATTCTCCTGGCTTGCTTAAGAAAATAAAATAATTAACTTGAGCTATGTTCTCTTCTGCCCAGCTTAAAGGAACTTTTTGGTACCTAATCTTGATACCCCTAGACTTCAAGCTACGCTCAGTGACATTGCAAAACTCAGTGACAAAGTTATTTATTTGTTTTGGTCCAACACTATAAACTAAAATGGTTTTATCTTCTTTTGATAGCATAGACATAGCAACAGCCATAGATCTCATAAAGACCGTATAGTCGTTAAAGGTGTTTGTCCCCTGTACTGCAATAATCAATTTTTAGCCATTCTTCAGAGTATTGTAAATGAATAACATTTTTGTTACCTGTTTTTGTGACAAGTTTTTCATTTCAATAATCTTCCCCTCTTGTCGATTAAATCTTCCATCACTCTTAATGTCTGCATAATAAAATTTATTTTTGTACAACCAATATGCCTTATTGTCTGGCATTTCAATGTACCTAAATACTTTGCTATCGTCATAGCGTTGTGCCTGAGTTGGCCTATTTAAAAAGGTATTCATAAGTCCTGGCATAAATTGCTTTAATTCCCAGAACAGAATACTTTGTTTAATAGTGCCACTCTTTTTACGACGTAGCTTATTATACTTTAAAAGTATAGCAAATATTAATGATGTTGTCAATACCCCTGAAAAAAAATAAATTGCTTCCATTAAATCCCCTTAGAGGCTTCGAAGGGTTTTAAGTTTGTGGGCAACTGTTATATCAGTTGGCTCGCCATCACGATATAGCCTAATTACGGCAACTGGATCTTCTTCGCTTGCATTAAGTGTAACTCTTGTTCCTGGAACATCGTATGATCCACTACGAACAATTCTAGTAATTTTTCCAGATGCTCTTCCTCCAGAAGAGTTCCAAGATACCATTGACCCAACAGTAATAGCCTTAAAAATTTCAGTTAGTTGCTCTGCCATGGTGTAATCTTTTCCAAAGTTAGCAAATAGAGCCTTGTCCATTTCACGCCTCACAATGGCACGTGACCAGGAGAAGCCTGCATCTCCACCCCAAGCGTCCCACATAATACGACCATTTGATGGATTGCTCAAATTATTAAAGTCTTTTCCACCCTTGCTTGCCTGCTCGTGTCTAGAAAAGAAAGAAAACATTCTTCTTACTACGCTGAGCGACATAGATCTACCTGCTACGATATCCCTTGCTCTACCCCAACCAACAGGAGTTCCTGCACCAGTGGCCTTTCCTTCTTCTTTCCATTTAATTGCACGACGTGCTGCAGCTTTCATTCCAGCAGTTGGAGAATATGAATCAGCTTTTGAAATCATTTCCATTTCATCCATTTCGTGATCTTCCATGTCAACAACTTCAGCATCTTGATACATCATGCCAATACTATAAGCAGTTGGCTCCCAATATCCCTCATCGTCTTCATATTCATAAATTCTAACAGACATTGCTGGATTTTCTGGCGGCATTGACTCAAGAGCATACTCTGATCCTGGTGTTCCAAGCGTTCCACCCTCCCACATAATGTGCTCAACAACTCCATGAGCAATTCCTTCAGAAGTTCTGCCCATTACGAAGTCGCCCTCTTTAATGTCAGACTTGGTAGTCATTCCATCGCTACCTGCAACAACTGCGCCTGAAGAATCAAAAATATATGCAGATTGACTGCGACGCTTTCTTTTAAACTTACGGTATCCCTCTTCTGCCATAGCCTTGGAAACTGGTACACAGTTTGGCACCATTTTACCATTTTGTTCTTTCATTCCACGCTGGACATAGCCATCCCAACAAGGAGACTGCTTTGTGACTGAATCTTCTGGGCAACAATCTGACTTATCAACTGGCCACTCTTCTGGATTCTTAATACCAACACCCTTGCCTGGAGCATTACCCTCAGACACGTTAATTGCATAAATTTGGTTGGCTGCCTCTTCTTTTGTTTTGTGGCAACCCATTACGGTGCCATCGTCTTTTAGGGCAGGGTACCCTGAGCAACCGTATGATCCTTTTTCTCCAACATGATATGGCATAGTAATATTATATCACCTTTCGAAAAGTCTTTTGATTTCTTCTAAGCTTTCTCTTTTATCCTCTGGAAGATTGGATATTTCTTCCTCGTCAAAAGCCATTGGCGTCAAGAAAACAATAGGATTTTTGCTGTCCATTTCTTCTACATCTAAAAAGCCAGTTTCCCAAAAATACATGATTTCTTGATGTATAAAGTCTAGCCTTTCATTCCAAAGCTCTGGCATAAGCTCTTTAAGCTTGTGGGTAAAGTTATACAAAAACTCTCCAGTTTCAGAGTCAATCCCAGCAACTTCAACTACGCCACTAAGGATTAGCTCCTCCATTGATGGCTCTATCATTATTTATTTAATGCTCTCTTTGCTGCAAGCTCGTCAAAGTTTTTAACTTTAGTGTCTCCCAGATACCCCCAGGCATAGCCCTTTTCAATCATTTCAGTGTTAACTGAGTTGCCCTCTCCATCTAAGTATAGCCATCCAAGGATACGCCCATACTTTTCTGAAGAATCCATCTTTTCAGTTTTAATAACTATAGTCTTTGCAGACTTAATTCTATCAGCAAGATATTTCTTTGATTCAAGACCCAAGGCCTTTTCCACCTTATCGCTTGTACGAGACTCTGGGGTATCAATGCCAGCAAGGCGGACACGTGAGGTAAAGCTAATATCAAAACCCAAATCAATAACAACGTCAATGGTATCTCCATCAACAACTTTTGTTACTTCTTTTACGTAATACTCAAACATTAATCGTCTCCCTTGAGTCTATTTTCAACAAGCTTCTCTCGCTCGTCTATAATTTCTATTGCAAACTTCATCATTTTTTCATAGCCAGATGGACTAGTCATAATCTGTTCGTAATGATGTGCACAAAAAAGCAAATCGCCATCTAGCCCCTTAACATAAACATATGCTTGAGCGGTGCATCCAGAATCGCAACGATCGCTTGCATTCAAAATCCATTGCTTTTTTTCGGTTGCTAGCATTACTTGTCCTTACTGTAAAACCCACTGCCGTTAAATGTAACAGCTCCTAATGAGTATACACGAGTGAGGTCCAAATTGCAAGTATCGCATTTATATCCTGGATCTAAATCAGATATTCCACGAACAAATGTAGATTTTACATTGCAGCTTGAACACTCATACTCGTATATAGGCATATTACTTAGTCTTTTTAGCTTTCTTTGGTGCTGTACCGCCAAAACCTGGAACTGGGTTAACTAGTTTAGTTCCCTTGCCTGGCTTCTTCTTTGCTGCCAAGTGACTTACATCAAGACTTGGTGCTGCAGTAGAAACTACTCCATCATCTGGTGTAATGTCTTTGGCAGAGTCCTTAAGCTTTTCCCAAGCCATGATGGCCTCAACAAAAGCAATAGGGCTAACAAAACCTTTGCCATTTAGATCCCAGCGGTGAGTCTTACCTTCAACAATTTCAAAGTGAAGGTGGCGACCAGCAGATGCGCCAGTGTTCCCCATGATGCCAAGAATAGTTCCAGCTTCAACTTTCTGACCAGTCTTAACCTTAAGACTACCCTTTTCCATGTGACCAGAACGAGTTACGTACCACTTGCCGTTAATCTTAGAACGAATGTCTACGTAGAATCCAATGCCACCCAGTGAGCCGTCAGCGTTCTTTAGCTTTGATGGGCCTGCGTAAACCACAGTTCCATCGTGCCATGCTTCAATGTAAATCTTTGGATTTGGGCCCCAAATGTCATCGCCGTTATGATGCTTTTTGATTTTTTCGATGGGATGCACCCTCCATCCAAAGGGGCTTGTGATCTTCCAAGCTTTTCCCTTTTTCCCGTCAATCGGGTATTGTGCTTTTGCCATAAAAATACTCCTTGTTTAAATGTTCTTTTTAAAACAGAACATAAAACCATTATATCAGAAATTGAGCCTTTTAACAACTTGCTCAGGTTGTCTCCTAAGGTAGCGTCCGCTAGGAAGACCTACTTAATCTTGATAGACTTAGGCTTCTTCTCTTCTGGAATATTCCTAATTAGATTAATGTACAGGATACCATTGTCAACGCTTGCACCATCTACCTCAAAATATTCAGGTAGTGTGAAAGAACGAGTAAACTTGCGAGCAGCAATGCCCTTGTGCAGGTAATCCTTTTCGTCAGTCTCGTCCTTGGTTGACTTGATAGTTAGGACATTCTTTTCAGTGGTTACACTAATTTCGTCCTTTTTAAATCCAGCTACCGCAAATTCCATAACCAAATTATCATCGTCAATTTTTACGACGTTATATGGTGGGTAGCTGGGCTTTGGTGCAGAAAGGGTATTCAAACCCATATTAAAAAACGGATCCTTCAAGAACTCCGTAGTAAATGTTGTTACCATGTTATTTCTCCTTTTCAGCGAGTTATTTTATACCTCCCATTTCCTGGGCAGGCATATAAATTATAACATATTTTATGTCTTTAGTACACTAGTAGCCAATTGTCTTTAAAATACTTGAAGTATAATCTTTCCAAGAGTATTCTTTTATTGACTCAATTTCTTTTACCAAACTATTTCGTTTTTTAGAGTCTGTAGCCAATAAAATAATTGCATTTGCCATATCATCAATACTGTGTGGGTCAAAAGTAATACAGCCTCCAAGCTGTGCCACCTCTATCATTGACGATGTATTTGAGCAAGCCACAGGAGTTTTTGTATTAAGAGACTCTACAATAGGAAGACCATACCCCTCATACACAGATGGGTATATTGTAAAGTCTGCATTTCTATATGCCTCTTGAAGATCTTCTTCAGATATATTAACTCTAAGGTTGGCATTAGTTTCATTGACTAAAAGATTAAATTCTTCTAAATAATTTTTTGGAACGTTAACTTCTGCTGCAATAAGAGATAGGTTTATTTTGTAGCCAAGCTCCTGCAACTTTTTCTGAGCAATAGAATATGCCTTTAAAAAGTTAACATGATTTTTTCTAGCCATAATTGAAGAAACACACAACACTTCAATGTTTTTGCTGTTGTTAACTTTTTCACTAAAGCCATTATTTTTTACTATATTATGTGGAGAAGGTAGCGCAATGCTCTTTAGCTTTGTGTTCCTAGGCTTATTAACAAATTGTTGGTAATCTTTATTAGACGATTCACTAACAGAAAATATAAAGTCGGACTGAGATAAATCATTCATATATTCTAAAAACATTTCAGCATGGGATGATGAATAATAGTCTTTAAGAATTGCTGGAACAGCATCATGAAAAACAGAAACCAGCTTTAGATTATACCTTTGCGACCAAATTAAAATGCTTTTAATTTCTTTAAGCTTATTGCTTTGAAGCTCTGGGTATATAATATAATTTGCCCTTTTTATATATTTCATAGATTCTCTAAGAGTGAGATTACGATTATATGTCCAGCTATGTAATGGCGGGCCATCAAATTCAGAAAATATTTTTAATTCATCTTCCGATAAAATTTCAAACTGTTTTCTTTTATTTAATTTTATTGGAATTAGTTGTACATTGTTTTGCAATAGTCCCTTTGCCATCTCTCTAACATGACGCTGTATTCCAGAGTTATACGCTGTTTCAATAGTTTTTTGGCAGAAGAAAAGAACTGGACCTCCAGCATTACTTTCACTATTTGGCTTTAATGGTTTATTTTCTTTTGCAGATGCAAAGTGTTGCCCCAATACTTTATTTCCATCTAAAATATAAGATCCATGATTATCTGTAATTTTATAAACCTTAATTTTAGATTTATCTGGGTAAGCTTGAATTACATTATAAAAATATTCACAAACTGAGTGATACCTTGAATCCCAGCCACCATCTAATGGTCCTAAATCAGTTACATCAATGTGGTACAGATGCTGCAAGCATTGAAAAATTATTTTATTTTTTGGTTTAGAAGCATACATGTATCCATTAAATGCCCTTGACCTATTTGTACTTCCCCAGGCACCAGGCTCATATGACTTTAATTCTGCCGTAACAAATTCATAGTCCTGAATAACATTATCTAGGTTTTCTCTTAACTCAAAATCTGAGTCTATAAAAAATCCACCATTGAGATAAATGTAGTAATACCTAAAGAGATCAGCCCTAAACTCTCCCCTTGGAATTTCATAAAAACGTTTTTCTATATTTTCAAATCCAGCTATTGGATTATCTTTAAAAAATTGAATAATTTCATCATCATCAAAATGCACATAATCCCAGCCTTTGGCAAACGTATTTAGGCTATCTCCTTTTGGAGTGGCTGGCTTATACTTTGATGTTTGTAAAATTATTTTTGTCATTTTCTTCCTTCTATTTTATTTAACATACTTAGCTAGATAGTTGTCATCACCAATTGGTGTAATAATATATCCCAATTCAGAGAGTATTTCAAATGATGTCTTTTTTGATGCCCCAAAGTGTTTGTACATCTCATCTGATAACTGGTGGTGGTTGTGTTCAAAAAGAATCGTAGGATGAAACTTTTTGATAGTTTCCATAGCACCAGACAAAGCCAATGGTTCCGCACCTTCAAGGTCTAGTTTTATAAAGTTGCACTGATTCAGTCTTAGGCTGTCTATTGTTATGGTGCTAACCTCTTCTCCATCTTCTCCAAACCCAAGGCCACCCAAATTAAAAATATTGTCATCTCCGTAAGAAACGTTTGTGTAAACAGACTCGTAGAGCTCCCCATTTTCTAATCTCATATACTCATGATTTTCGTCATAATAAACATCTGAAACAGACGTTCCCATTCTAGTGGCAAGCGCCTTATTGGCTAGAGCAAGGTTATATAGAAAAACATTATTAAAATTGTTTTGCTTTACGTTGTGAGAAAGAAGTTCAAACATTTTTAGCTGTGGCTCAAAAGCATGAACAACAACATTTGGGTTAATACTTTTATAAAGAGTTGTATGCGATCCAGCGTGGGCACCGCCATCAATAATTACCTTTGATGCCTTTACTATGTTAGCAAGATGATTCATCACTATGCCAGTTTCAAATATTGCATTTTCTTGCTGTAAATGATTTACAAATGCTAAATCATTCTTGTAATAAGCAATATATCCATTTTTAGTTTGGGACTCTACGATTAAGCTCTTGTCTATCATAGTCAAATTTTCCTTTTTGTACCAATCCTCAAGTCTAACATATTCTGTTCTAGAAATATTTGACAGCTCTTCAATAGCATGTCCAGAATTTAATACATTATCGATAGATCCCATTGAGATTACTGTTGGGTTTATGACATAACTATCAATCCTAAATGGTGGGGTAGAAAGCAATACCATATCTACTGGATCAAGGGTTGAGGAGTATGCGTAATCAAGAAACTTTTTCATGCCTTGAGTAGATATTACATATGAAAATAATTTTGGAACAATGTTATACTTGTTATACTTAATAGTTAAGCTTGATAAATTATCATTTTTTAGTGGCTCAATGTCTTCTAAGCTATTAGAATGTGCATATAGAGATATGATGTCGAATTCTTTTCTCTCTTCTAATATGCTTAATAGATTTTTATAAAAGTCAGAACCAATAATAAAGTCATCTTCAAACACTATAAGCTGATCCACATTATTAGCAACTGCTTTTTCATATAACTTAATTGTTCCAAGCAATAATCCAGCTGCACCAAGTCTAACGTCTGATGCAAACTTTAAAGGCTTAAAATCTGATAGTGATTTTGCTAACTCTTCTCTAGAAGAAATCATTATTGTTTCAGAGTTTAAAAATGGCAGCTGAGACATTTCTTTTTTAATATTTTCAACACATACTTTTCTACTATTTTGAATGTTTGAATCAAAAATAAAATAGGCTCTGTTCATGATGTGCCACCCTCCGCTCTATACTAATTATATCATAGAGCCTCAAGCAGGACTTGAACCCGCCACCTACGCATTACAAGTGCGTTGCTCTACCAGATGAGCTATTGAGGCCTTGCGACTCCAACCAGACTTGAACTGGCGACCCCTACCGTGACAGGGTAGTGCTCTAACCAACTGAGCTATGGAGCCTAAAGAGAGTATCCAGTGAAATGGTTCTTATGAGTCATGCTAGGATACCCTCAGAGCGACTAGCGAGAATCGAACTCGCACATTAACCTTGGCAAGGTTACGCACTACCACTATGCAATAGTCGCTATTGTCCATTTTTATCTCCTACCCTGAGAGTGGTATGGACCACACCATTAGCTCCCCCTCCTGGATTCGAACCAGGGACCTTAGAGTTAACAGCTCTCTGCTCTGCCGCTGAGCTAAGGAGGAATTTTTTATGTAGTTACTAGACGACGCTTAGTTGGATCAAAGACTTTTGGCCGCTTCTTGGACGCTTTGCCATTAGGGCGATTATCATTTCTATTACCTTTTACTTTTGGCATTTTAGTCTTTCCTTACTTCTAAATTAAATCCACTATTAGTTGCTCTCCAAACAGAAGGAGCATGGTTTTCCTCCACTGCCTTTTTCATTTCTAGGTCTTCATACAGCCTTAGAATGTGCATGCAGGGATCTCCTCCCTCATCAAATTGCTCATCTTCTAATTCAGTTGATGGTAGCCCATCATGGGGATAGCAAATTGCTGGGCCACAAAATCCAAGGGATATGCCCTCCTGTAGCCACTCATCAAAACTTTTTTCCATGTATATATTATACCTTTAGGTAGATAGAATGTCAACTGTTCCAGAACAAGTTGGTGAAAATTTTATTGCAGCTTTTACTGCAGCTTCTACTCTTGATTCTGGATCTGTTTTGCCTATTGCAGTTGCAGATAGATGACCCATTGCAAAAGGAGATCCACTACCAATAGAGATAAAAGGTGAGGAAAATTCATTTAAAGACATATCTGATGCGTTATGCTCATATAGCTTATCTTTAATTCCAACTAATATGGATAGCTCTGAATCTTTTGATGTATCTACCCACCATTCATCATAAAAGTCTCTTAGATACCGCAAAAATTTTGTGTTCATGAATACGTCAAGGTCTTCATCCGCATGTGGTTTTGGGGGATCAAAAGCGTAAAGCAATCTTTGACCATCCATGCTTCCCGCAAAGCCTACAATATATGGTCCAACTGTCTTGACTTTAGCCTTGCTTAGGTGCATAATAGTATCATCAGTTGAAGCTCCACGCTCCCCTGCCATATATACTTTACCATTAGCCTTTAAAGCGGCTATACAGGTCATAAGAAAGTCCCCTCTAGGTTTTAGGTGTATTATCATTATACACGACCCAGAGGGGACTGTCAAGTAGTTTTTAAGCTTACTTCTTTGCTTTCTTGTCTACAGTAGCAAAAGCATCGTTAATTTCAGACATGCTTAGTTTGCCGTCATCTAGGTATGCTCTAGCCAGTTTTTCAACTACTGAGGCTACACCAATGATACCAGCCATAAATACAGCTGAAATTAGGTCAATGCCCACTACTGCTCCAGCTCCTAGAACACTTAGTCCAGACGCAGCAAATACTGCGAGAATTCTAAACAATATGTTCTTTATAGTGGCCCAGCCACCAGTGACTCCATATTCTTCTTCCATGGGGTTCTCCTATCTTATTTATCTTCTTTTTCATAACGAAAAATCGGAAATGTAACTATCCATACTAATAGGGTTATTAGTATTAGATTACCTGTTAGCTCCTTAGCGGAACCTTCCAGGACAAGCCAAGCGATAATCATGCCAAGCAATGTCCATGCTTGATCTAAAATATCCTTAGCTAATGCTGTTAAAAATTTCACTTTATGCTCCATTCCTTAGGTTTACTGTTGTTGCGATACCACTTATAGAAATTGCTGATAATGCTGCTTGCACTGCAACAACTGCGGTAACTACTATTTTTTCTGATTGTTCACGAACTTGTGGAGACATATCTGCCCCCGCATTTCCCAAAAAGTTAATAAGCTCTGTTGCTCCACCAAGAACATCACCAATAAGTGGGATGGCTGCTAGAGATTCATCTAAAACAATATCGTCCTGCTGAGCTGCAACAAACAATGCTTCAAGAGCTTGCTCGTATTCTTCAGATCCTGGCTCTGCTGTTTCAAAAACTTCCAAAGCTGCTTCAATTAGAGCCTCTGCCTGTTCAACTGTTAATTCTGTAGCTACAATTTCATTAAGATCAACACTCATCAATTCTTCAGCAGAAATGTCTAGTGGCAAATCTTCTGCAGAAGTAATTGGCTCTTCATCAGAAGGTTCTACTGGGGTGGGAGTTTCTGTTTCGTCTGGCTCTGGTAGCGGGTTAGGCTCATTTTCTGTTGGCTCTTCAGCAGGTTCCTCGCTAGGCGTAGGTTCAGGTGTTGGCTCTTCCGTAGGTGGAACGGTGGTAGGTTCTGGGCTAGGCTCAATTACTGGCTCCTGTTCTGGTGAGGGTAGTGATTCAATTGGAATGTCTTCATAAACTATAAGAAGAATTAAAACTTTAGGTGTTCCTGGAGCTGGATCATTTCCAAATACTGTATTTGAAACTTCAACTGTTGCAGAGGTTTCTCCACCAATTAGATCAAAAAGAATAGACGAAACGTCATCTCCTCTGGTGCCATCATTTGGGTCTCCATAGTATCCAGTAACATTTGCAACACGCTGTCCCTCAGGGGCTACAACGTCAAACGTTGATCCCTCTTGAACTACTGATGCTCCGTCTGGAATTGTAGGTGCAGGAGGTGGAGGAGACGCTACAACTGTTGAGGCTATTTCAGAGTTTGGAGAGTAGATGCTTAGTGTGTCATTATCAGAACGAATTCTGAATTGATAAGTTGTGTCTAGTCCACCTGTAGTTGCAAACGCATCTCTAGAAATGTTAATACTATTTGTAGTAGACGCAATTCCCCAACCATTATTAGTGAAGTTGTCTGTTGACCAACTAACTGCATAACGCTCTACTGAAGTGCTCGTGGGGGTAGGATCATTCCAAGTAAGCTGAACGCTTCCGTCCTGCAGCTGAGTGGCTGTAACGTTTGTTGGAGCATTAAGAGATGGAGCTGGTGGTGGTGGTGGAGGTGGATTAAAAGGAGCCTCTTCTGTTGGCTCTGGTGCTAGAACTGGAGGGGCCACTGTTTCTTCAATTCCATAGGTTTCGAAGTCAACAACTTGTCCATTATTTAAACGTACACCAGTTCTTGGATTATTCTGTGGATACTCTGGTCCGCTTAGAGTATAGGCCATTGCAACCGTGCCATCTGAAAGAATAGCAGCAGTAATTACAATACGTGTTGGCTCTGGAGTATTCTGCAACCAAATCGGTCTGGCCGAAATGTCTACCTGGAATCCACCATCAGATGAGCGAATAATAAGATGTTCATCAGATCTCCACTGTGGATAGACAACCCAGTCAAATGAGTAAAGAGAGATAGATGGTGTGCTTGGGTAGGTCCAGTAGGTTCCGTCTGGGCTACCAAAGGTAATTACTGAGTTAGTAGTAGCAAAAATATTGCTGTAAACAACTCCGTCAAAAGTTACTGTAGTTGTTAGTGGAATCTGATATGAAACATCGTCTCCACCGCAGGTACGTATTTCAGTAACTACTGGTTCAGTTGAAGCATTTTGCTGGGCAGCAGCCACAGCAGCAACCTGTCCAGGATTAACACAGTTAGCATGTGCAGCTTCAGCTACAAGAAAAAGTGGGGCAAAAGATAGCGTTAAGGCTAATGTAATTCTAGTTAAGTTTTTAATTCTGGGGTCTCCTTGTTAGCGGGGTCGTTCTAACAAGACAATTATATCATAAGTTTAACTTAAACTAAAAATCCCAATCCTCATCTTCTGTAGCTTCGTGCTTAGCAATAACATAACTTGATCCACTGCCACTAAAAAAGTCGTGGTTTTCATCTGAGTTTGGACTTAAGGCAGAAAGGATTGCAGGATTTACATCGCAAACCTCTTTAGGAAATAGTGCATCAAACCCTAGATTCATCAAAGCCTTGTTTGCATTGTAGTGCAAAAACTTTTTTACATCAGAAGTTAGCTCTACTTCATCATACAGCTCTGCTGTGTATTTGATCTCATTTTCATATAGTTCCATAAGCATTGAGTATGCGTAGTCTTTTAGATCCGCCTGGCGTTCTGCAGACTCCTCATTAAATGCCAACTGAAACTTATACCCAATGTAGTAGCCATGAACTGCTTCATCTCTAATAATAAGTCTAATTAGATCTGCAGTGTTGGTTAGCTTTGCCCTAGAAGATAGGTACATTGGCCAGTAGAATCCGCTATAGAATAGGAATGACTCTAGTAGGGTAGACGCAATCTTGCGTTTTAGTGGGTCATCTCCACGGTAGTAGCCAAGAACAATCTCTGCCTTTTTCTGAAGGTATGGGTTGTCTTCTGACCACCTAAAGGCATCTTCAATCTCTTGTGTAGATGATAGGGTTGAAAATACACTTGAGTAGGACTTGGCATGTACTGATTCCATGAAGGCGATGTTGGTAATCACTGCCTCTTCGTGCTGAGTACGAGCATCTGGCAGAATAGACATGGATCCTACGGTACCCTGGATAGTATCTAGCATAGTCAGTCCAGTAAAGACACGCATAGTCAGTAGCTTTTCATTGTCTCTGAGTGTAGACCAAGACTGAATATCATTAGATAGTGGAACTTTTTCAGGCAACCAGAAATTTGCCGTTAGTCTATTCCAAACCTCAAGATCAATGGGGTCTTCAATCTTATTCCAGTTAACTGGTCTTGTTATCATATTTCTCCTTCTATAACTGACATGGCTGGCAACCAACTGCCTGCCCAATGATGAGCGCCAAAGACCTCATTATCTTGTGTAAAATCTTCTCCAAACCTATGCTTTTCATAATAAAGATATGGAAAGAATGTTTTTGTTTCAAGAATTGTTAGGTCATTGTAGTCTTTGGCTAACTTGCTTATTACATATGGACCAAAAGCAAGCCCCATACCTTCACTTCCCAGCTCTTCATTAATAAGCCATGGCTCATCTTTTGAAAATAAATTATTTTCTACTATGTGCATAGAAAGTTTTAGGGCTTCTTCGATAAACTTATTTCCAGGCTCTGCCCCAAGAATACTATTACCAAGAACTCTACTGTCTTCTCTAACTGTAAAAACACTATTATTTAAAATAGAATCTATTGGTCTAAATAGCTCAACATCGCTATCTAAATAAATTCCACCATGAATATATAAAGCTTCTAATCTAATTAGGTCTGCTCTAAAAGCACCAGTAGAACATAGAGGTAGGTGATCTTTAATAATTGAATATTTATCGTGGTCAAAGTGTGTTAGGTGTTCCCATTCTGGGGTAAATTTTAAAACAGAATTCCAGCAGTGATCCATAAGTGTTGTTGTTTTGTCAGGAATTGCTCTATGAATTATTTTAGGAATCATCATGTTATTATATCACCTAGAAATGATTGGAAGTCTGGGGAATCATACTTGTTTGGCATGTTTAAATTGTCAAACTGCCCAGGAATTGATGAGTTTTCTGCCAATTTGTAGCTGTTTCTTCTTAAGAATAAAACTTCTAGTACATCTGGGATTGTGCATCCCTCTATTTCTTCCACAGACCCCCAATTATTTGCGTGAAGCCAGACTGGTAAGTGTGTTTGCAAAATTTTAGAAATTGCAT